ACTGGTGTTAATATTCGCAACATTAACAACATCGTGCTCGCCAGCCCATCTAAAAGTAAGATTAGAGTGCTCCAATCAATTGGACGTGGACTGCGTAAGGGGGACAATAAAGATTCCGTTTTGATATTTGATATTGCCGATGACATGACATTTCGAAATCAATCCAACTTTACACTGAACCATTTTCAAGAACGCATAAATATTTACGCAACTGAACAGTTCGATTATGAAATCAGTAGGGTAAAACTCAAATGAATGAGCAAGGTTTACAAGAGAAATTAGCAACAGAATATAAAATCGTAAAGTTAGTTAGTGGTGAGAATATCATCTGTGAAGTAACTGATCATGGCGAACATTATGAAATCTGTAATCCATTGCTTATGAATGTCATTCCTCGTATGAGAAGAGAAGGAATGACTGAATCTCTTGCTTTAACAAGATGGGTTCAACCATTTACAGAACAAAGATATTTTGAGATTGAAAAATCAAAAATCATTCTCTCTGCAAAAGCTTCTGCGGGACTTGCCATCTATTATGAAAAGTGTTTGCAGTCTCATGACGAATGGATACATGAAGAGCCTACCCAAGAGGAACTAGAAGAAATCGAAGAAGAAGAGTACAACGAACTTCTAGAAGAACTAGATAATAGTGAAGATAAGATTTATCACTGAAGACTCAACATAGTCTATTATACAGATTTTTTCAGCATTGTCAAGTCACTTAGGGTACTTGACAAATAATAACTTATATGTTATTGTAGTGAAAGTTTTAGTTAAGGAGTAATTATGGCTAAACGTCAAAAGGGTGAACATTATGTAGATAATAAAGTGTTTCTCCAAGCAATGGTTGAGTGGAAAGAGACGTGTGCTCTTGCAGAAGAGGCAGGAAAAGAGAAACCACCTGTTACAAATTATATCGGTGAGTGTTTTCTAAAGATTGCAACGCACCTTTCCTATCGTCCTAATTTTATCAATTATACTTACAAAGAAGACATGATTTCAGATGGCATTGAAAACTGCTTACAATACGCTTCAAACTTCAATCCAGAGAAGTCAAAGAACCCTTTCGCATACTTTACCCAGATTATCTACTACGCTTTTTTGCGTAGAATTCAAAAAGAGAAAAAGCAAACCCACGTCAAAAACAAAATTGTTCAGGAAACAGACCATCAGTCATGGACCACAATGACCTACGATGATAGGTCTTACAGCATTCCATATTCTTTTGCGATAGAAAATCTTCCTAATGAAGATGTCTACAAACCAAAGAATAAAAAGACAGAAGAAAAGAAGAAGTCAACAACAAAGAATGGTCTGGAACGTTTTATGGATGATGATGAAACAGATGCAGTTAGAGGATACGATTAATTGAAAATCGCACTTGTAACAGACACACATTTTGGGGCAAGATCAGACAACCAGAATGTGAATGATTACTTCTATAAATTTTACGATAACATCTTTTTTCCAGAGTTGGAGAAAAGAGGTATCAAGACTTGTGTGCATCTTGGGGATGTAGTTGATAGACGTAAGTTTATCAGTTTCAAGATTGCCAATGATTTCCGTAATCGGTTCATCAATCGCTTTGCAGAGTTGGGTATCGACTTACACATTATCATTGGCAATCATGATACCTACTACAAGAACACAAACGAAGTAAACTCTATGGAAGAACTTGTCGGTAGAGACAGGTGCAACATCTACACAGGCCCAGAGGTTGTGGAGTTCGATGGTGTTCCTATTCAATTCATTCCTTGGATTAATGCAAACAACTACGAAGAGTCTATGTCTGCACTAAGTAAGTCCCCAGCACAGATTGCAATGGGACACCTTGAGGTAAATGGATTTGAGATGCACAAAGGACATGTTGCTGATGGTGCATATGATAAGGAATTGTTTCGTAGATTTGATATCGTGATGAGTGGTCACTTTCATCACAAGTCAGACGATGGACAAATCTATTATCTCGGCACACCATATGAGATTTACTGGAGCGATTTTGAAGACCCTAGAGGTTTTCATATCTTCGATACAGAGACGAGAGAGTTAGAACGTATCGTAAACCCATATCATCTATTTGAGAAGGTTTACTATGACGACACTACAACGGATTACACAGACTACGACATGTCCAAGTTCAAGGATATGTATGTAAAGGTAATCGTGGTAAACAAGAAAGACCTTTACCAGTTCGATAAGTTTGTAGACAAACTCCTACAGGCTGACGCACATGAGGTGAAGATTGTAGAGGACTTCTCTGAACTGGATGCAGAGAATGTATCAGATGACATTGTTGAGAATACAGAGGACACGATGACTCTGCTAGAGAAATATATAGATGAACTGGACGTTACTCTGAGCAAGGACAGACTCAAGAACACCATGCGTTCACTATACACTGAGGCACAGGACTTAGAGATTTGATTCATTTTAAATATGTACGTTGGCGAAACTTTCTATCCACAGGCAATAATTTTACAGAGATACAGTTAGACAGAAGTTCTACCACACTCATTATTGGAGAGAACGGTGCGGGTAAGTCTACTATTCTTGATGCTCTATGTTTTGGTTTGTTTGGTAAGCCTTTTCGCAATATCAATAAACCCCAACTACTTAACTCAATTAATAACGGTAATTGCGAAGTAGAGGTAGAGTTCAATATCGGTAAGAAAGAAATCAAGGTTATTCGTGGTATCAAACCAAATAAGTTTGAGATTTACATCAATGGTAAGATGTACAATCAGGATGCGAATTCCCGTGATTATCAGAAGTACCTAGAGCAGCAAATCTTAAAGTTGAACTACCAGAGTTTCACACAGGTTGTTATTCTCGGTTCTTCGACATTCATTCCCTTTATGCAGTTGAAGGCAAAGCACCGCCGTGAGGTTGTTGAGGAAATCCTTGACATCCAAATCTTCTCACTGATGAACCTTTTGGTCAAACAGAGAATGAAGACTATCTCTGAAGACATACGAGAGATGGACTACAACATCGAACTAAACAGAGAGAAGATTTCTCTACAGGAGAAGTATATCTCTGAGGTGAAACAGAATAAGGACAAGTTGATTGAAGAGAAGACACTTCTGATTTCAAGTAATGAGGAAGAAGTATTCAGTCGTAACTCTGAGAATGATAAACTAAATCAAGAGAAGGACAACTGGCTCACTGAGATTGCAGACAAGGATAAGATTGTCACAACGATGAGTAAGTTGAACAATCTGAAGTCCACTCTTCGTGAGAAACACAAGTCACACTCTAGTGTGGTATCGTTCTTTGAGAACAACGAAGACTGTCCTACCTGTCAGCAACACATTGATGAGGCGTTCAAGTCTGGTATGATTGAAGACAAGATGTTTGAGGTGGACAAGTTCTCTTCTGCATTAGAAGAACTTGAAGACAAGATTTCAGAGGCAAAGAATCGACAGAGTGTCATCAATGATATTGTCGAGAAGATACGAGAGAACGAAGTACAGGTTGCAAAGAACAATCAGTCTATCGTGCAACTAGAGAAGTTCAATGCCACACTATCTACTGAGGTTGCACAACTTGCAGATGAAGAACTGAGTAAGTCTGACTATGACAAGTTGAAACGCCTAAACAAAAAGATGACGGGGTTTGATGAACAGAGAAGTAAGTTGCGTGAAGACCAGACGTATTCTGATGCAGTTCGTAACATGCTACAGGATAGTGGTATCAAGACAAAGATTATCAAGCAATATCTTCCTATCATGAATAAGCTCATCAATACTTATCTAACGTCGATGGAGTTCTATGTGAACTTCACACTGGATGAGAACTTCAACGAAACCATCAAGTCACGATATCGGGATGAGTTTACCTATGCATCATTCTCTGAAGGTGAGAAGATGCGTATCGACCTTGCACTACTCTTTACTTGGAGAGCCGTTGCAAAGATGAAGAACAGTACGAACACGAACCTGTTGATACTTGATGAAATCTTCGATAGTTCTTTGGACGGCACAGGAACAGATGAGTTCCTAAAGATTCTAAACACACTTGGTGATGAGAACGTATTTGTCATTAGTCATAAACAAGATGCACTTGCAGACAAGTTCCGAAGCACCATTAGATTTGAGAAGGTGAAAAACTTCAGTCATATATCAGATGGGTAAAAGATCAGACTTCGAAAGAAAACCTAGAGATTTCTACCCCACACCATTTGCGGCGGTAGAACCTCTAATC